GCATCTCACCAGTAGATAATGGCTCTAGGAAGTCTTCTGGCTCTAACTCACCTTCAGAATGTACCGCTGCTTTAGCTAACATTGGTGCAACATCCTCCCAGACATAAGGAACGTCATCAGGATAAAGTAAGTGTGGCTTCAAAGCTGTGTCCATGTTCCGCTGTCATTAAAGAAGTATATTCCCTCACCAGATCCGGGGTTCCAGTCGGTCCCATCGGCATACCTAATGTCACCCTTTCTTGGGCGTGTAGGTTCAACATGCATACATTCCAGTCTAAAGGTAGCCTGATTTAAGAATATACTTCCAATTCTTTTTAGCTCAGTAACTACATAATTACCAAGATCTTCTACCTGTTCTGGTAATGGTCCGGGTTCATATCTTGTTTCACTCTTTACTACTCGATCAATAAACGTTGCCATCAGTATTGCCTACTACCTCTGTTGCCAGCGTTATCTATCTCTAAAGCATAGCCATCAAGCTCCCAATCCATATCAGTAGCAGACTCAAACTTTACTGCATAGAACTTTCCAGTTCCCCTAACCGATACTTTAGATTGAGTATCAGGATCGAATAAAACTGCATCGTTCCAATCATACCCACCTTCGGTTGACATGGAAGTTCCAAGGTATACGGTCATGGAGTTAGAGCCATTCACAGACATCTTAGGATAGATAGCACTAATTCGTTTCACCCCTGTGAAGTCTGGTTGCCCTTGAGCATTCAAGGATAATCCAGTTCTCTCTACATAGGATGTCATCAATGCAGTATCCTTCTTATTCCCAGACCTGTCTCTGTATAACTTAGTATTCACAGGGTCAGCAAACAATAAGACCTTATCCTGTAATGCGTAACTCATTGTCCACGGTCCAGTAATCGTAGCCCATGTGGTCGTAGCACTTGCCCATGTTGAAGGCAGTACGGGATCTGCAACATTCCCATAGCCCATATGAGCGACATCAGGTATGTCCTTTATGGTAAACGTATTAGTTATGTAGTTCCATACAACAGATTTGTTAGGCTCAACAGAGGGTGCGCCGTCAGCAGTGAAGCAGAATAGTATTTCAGTTCTGCCATAATCTGCAGCAACAAAGCATTTGTCAATCTGTGCTCCATCAATAGAGGTAAATACATAGTCCCTCAATCGCTGTGGTAAAATAGGCTTTAGTCTTTGACCATCATTGACATAAAAGTTACCCTTACCAAAGATAGCATGACCACCATCAAACTCAGCTATACAGTTAGTAGCAATGGCTCCAACAGTGGGGGATAATTGACGGAAAGAGAATATAAAAGGAGTGCCGACATATGTCATTGAGTATGCGGCATCTTCTTTATAGATCATAAAGGCATCACGGAGTTGCATACCATCCATTATGTCGCCTTTGGTATCAGCTAACTCATATTCACCAGCATCTACTGTACTGGTTGTCTCATTCCAGCTTGTAGGTGTGGTCTGAGTAGCCGCTTCTGTACTCCACTTCACCACTCTAGGGAAATTAACACCAGCTTGCTTTAAATTCAACGCAACTAAGAAAGAGCGAAACCCCCTCATTGAGCGACAGTAAGTAGTTATAAATGCAGGAGCGTTATCTAGGTGAGTGGCTGCAGTAGTTCCGTTCTCACCTCTACCAATCCCTGTAAACTTAGTAGAAGTCTTGCCTGTATAGGATATATCTTCAGTATCAACAGTAAAGGTACCGGCTGTTGGGAAGTCTATAGTTGAATCTACTATAATCTCATCAGGACTGGGAACTCCAGTACCTGTTATAGCGCCATTTAATAGAGTTAAGGCGGGCCAATTATTTAAGTCTTGCATCTTTTGAGATGACAAGACACTACCGTCAGTTAAGGCCCAGTACTGAGGCTTATCATAAAAGTTGGTCATCACAAGGACGCCACCTAGTATAGTAGATGTCCAAGTATCATTAGCAGTGGAAGAATAATCCCCACCACTGGCTCTAGTTATATCATACCATACTGTAGAACGGGTAACGGTAGCTCCATCAGAATGAGATACTGTTACAGTTGCACCAGTAAATGTTGTAGCTGTTTTACCAGTATAAACAATATCTTCACTGTCTATTGTAATAGTACCGATAGCTTCAAAACCAACTGTACTGTCAACAGTAATTACAGTATCTGAACTGGTAATTGAACCATCTAAGGTAGTAGTAGTTCCTGTGTTGTCATAACAATATATCTTGGCTAACCCACCAACAATCCAAAACTCTGGAGAACCTAAAGTTATTTGAGTTA